TCGCTTTCAGCTTCGCTTAAATAGTCCGTGTTAACCGTTAGCTTCTTGCTTAGAGCAACATTGTAGTCTGTTGTGCCTCTGCTACTTTTGGAATACTTGTAAGCGAATCCAGTCCAGTCGTGGTGCTGCTGGTCGTACTTGTCTTTTTTGATGTCGGTTTGATGGATTGACTTTAAATAAAAATTGAAAGCATCATAACCACCCAAGCGGTTAAGGAAGTGAACCCTTACCTCGTTGTATTTAGAGCAAGTTTGGTTGATGTTAAACGTAACCTTCTCGCTTGTTTGTGCGTTGGTGTTGTCCTCTAAGTGTATCGTGTAACTTGCCGCATTAGCTAGAGCCGTTGACGGTGTTGTTCCGAGTAACGAATCGGTATAAAGTGTTGGGTCTATGTTTCCAATGTCATAAGTGCCTACTGGAATACGGAAGTACCTACTTGAAGAATCTTGACTCGGTATGTTATTACTTACAACCCCGTCAGCAACAAGTGAACCCGTGCCGTTGTAACCTGAATAGGCTTTAATATTGTATTGATTTGCTCCGAACCTCTCGTTAACTATAAACGAAAGCTGGTAGCTTTGCGCTGAGTCTATTCGTATTGTTCTTGGCGAGTCAGTTAGAAACTTCTTGCTTGTTGAAAATGTGTTGACGATGTAATCAGTATAGTCAAAATCTAACCAGTCTATTTCGTTCCGTACTCCATTCCAAACGCTCTTTATCTTGGTGAAGATTGAGCCTTTTAACGCTCTGTAAACACCTTGCGAGTTCTTGTCCTCCTCTTCAACAAATAGGTAGTATTCTTTATGAGTATTATTATTGGTAAAGAAACCGTTGTGGTTTGCTCCTTCGATATTGTCATAGCCCTCAATATAACTTTGAAGAAATCTTGATGGGTCGAAAAAAGCCGTTTGGTAATTGTTCCCGTTATTTGCAGTCGTTGGGTAAATTCTAACCACTCCGATTGCTTCTTCAACTGGATAATTCTCAGGAAGCACCACAATCTTAAACCGTACCGTTGGCGTGTTTACGCTTGTCTTGAATACCCAAACATTATCGTTGTAAGCCAAGTTGTAATCGGCTGGTTCTCCGTCTGGGAATGTTGTAAAAATAGCCATTATCCTTCTATTATTCTTTTGATTTCTTCGAATGTTAGTTCTATGTCTTCAGCTATTGCCGCCTCAACTATTCCGCCCACTTTGGGAATCATTTTATTGGTAGCTGGTTTAATCCAATTTTTTGCTTTATATCCTTTTTTGTGAATTTTATGCGTTATCGGTCTGGCAAACACCGAAAGTTCATCGTCCGACATACCCAGCTTCAACCCTTTAAACTTGCCCTTCAACCTCTCAACCACGTTAGGGTATTTCAGCCATTGAAGTATACCCTTATAAACATCTCCGCTTCCACCTCCTTTTGTTTCGTCTCTACCTTCGTCAAGGATTATTCCGTAACCCTCCATACTTATTTGCATCCTATAGACTTGACCGAATAGCTTAACCTTTGGTTGCTTCGCTAACCTTAAAGACTCGCCAAGTTTACCCGAAGCCGTATGTCCTTGACCTTGCCCTTCGCTTCCAGCACTTGAGCCTCCGGCTAGTGAAAGGTTTAATTCTTTAACGTATTCCTTTCTAAACTCGTTAAGAGCATCAACTAATTTATCGAATGCCATTCTGTTTTTGTTGGTGGTACTCGTGTGACTGCTTCGCCTTTTGGAAACTAATAAGGTTCAAGAACTCCCGAAGTGGAAGTGCGAAGAAATAACCCCACTTAGTCGCATCGTTATTTGACAAGTTGTTAACCACGTTTAGCCAGCCGTATTTTGTTTCAAACGTCTCAACTTTCGCTCCGCTTGTTTCTTTATCTTCTCCGCTTTCTTGACCGAAGATTCCAGTATATGTTTTGCGGACTTGAGATAACTGCTCAAAAAAAAAGCGGACAAAGGTTGTACAATTGTCATAGGTGCTTGAAGCATTGCCTCCGCTACCTCCTTGTGCTTCTCCGAATCGTAAGGTTGTTTCTTCCAACCGTACCAAGTCTTTTTCTTCGGCACTAAGAACACCGCCATAATCTCGTTAAGGTGGTCGATAACCTTGTCCGGGTCTTTCATCAGGTGCATAAGCGTAATGTACTGCCCTCCGTTCAACTTATAAACGTCTGTGATAACATCGTATCTAAGCCCTCCAAATTCCACGACCTTTTGAACTTGTCCTAGCAGTTGCTCAGATAGAAAGGATAGCGTGTGCATACACTTAGCGTAAGTCTTTAGAGCGTATGTTTCAATCTCATCAACTGGAACGCCTGACATTATAGAAATGATAGCTACATTCGTTGCATACTCGTCCCCTTTTTCCGCGAGTATCTTCTGCAACGCTTGAAACTGCTCAATCGTTACGCCCTCCCAACTGTTAGGTAGTTCAATCTTCATTCTTTATTTGCTTAACTTTTCTTATTGCCCAGTTCACGCCAGCATCTCCGCCCCAAGCTAACCACATCAAACGTCCGCAACCCTCTCCGAGTTTCCTTTTGGAGTTCCTTTTATGTCGTATAAATGCCGCCATTCTCTCAATGGTTTCTAAGCTAATAGGCTCACGGTTTGCCAGTTGGTTTGCTCTTGCCTTTCCTACGGCAGTCCCACAACTTTTCCACCCGTTCTTCTCCGCCCATCTTATCGCGGCTTTGGCGTTATCACTTGCGGCTTTCGGATAGTCCGTGTAAGCCTCTTGCATTCGCCATATTTTGTTTAGTCGTTCAAGCATCTATTAATAAATAGCGAATTGGTTATTTTGTGTCTTAGCGTAAAGTGTACTTACCAGCGTTAGCCTTCAACTTCTCCATAGCCACGTAGCGCAAAGCATCGAGTGCGTGGTTGTTATCGTCTTCGGCTTGGTTGGTTACTTGGTTGGTTTTGTAATCTCGTTTCCAAGCGTAGTTCCTTAGTTCCCGGATAACATTCACCGAGTCTTGGTGTACCATTATCTGAACGCTCTTCAGCTTGTCTATGCCTGACCGAATAGAATCCGCTCCTTTAGTTACTGGTCTTATCCTGAAGCCTGACCGTCTTATCTCTTCAATGCTCTTAGGTTCTGCTGAGTCCGCTATAATCTCATCGCTTCGCTGAAGTCCGCACCTCCTCGCTATGTCTGCATTCGTTAGCCCAGTCTCGTAAAGCAACTCCCGAACCCATAACTTGCCTTCTTGGTAAAGCACCTCCAATAAACAAGTCGGGTCATTCGTGAACCCAAAATCGAGTCCGTAGGCTTTCCACTTGTAACCCGTTGGAAAGTCTTTCGTTTCTGTCCAGTTCTCGTATATCGCCCCCTCTCTTCTTGACCTTTCTCCGAGTCCGTAGACCTTCCATTTGTATTCGTCTGCCGTTCCCCTTGCTTGGTTGTCAGGCGTTGGCTGATAAGAGTTTATCTTGTCTCGGATGTGCTGGTCTAGAAAGGTATTGTCCAACATCGTGGAATGTATCAAAACCACATCGTCACGCTTGAGTACGTTGTCGTAAATCCAATGTTCGTCCGTGCTTGGGTTGTAGTCAAGAATCCATTTGCCCTTACATCTTTGCTCCAATTGGTCGAAGTCGTCTTTGCTTGTTTCGATTGCTTCATTAAGCCAAAAGAAGTCGGTCTCAATACCGTGTAGCTTCTGCGGTGAGTCCAAGCCGTAGAACTCAAAGGAAGAACCGTAATGCTGGTAAGTTAATTCACTCTTGTTAAACGCTTCCTCGTTCCAGCTTTCAACACTTGCAAAGACCTTCTTAAACGTGTCGAGGACTGTCGGCTTAATCCACGTTCTGCGCCACCTTGCAATCGCGAATCTCTTCGGCTCTTGCGTACCAAGTAAGAGGAGTGCTTGGCAGATAGACCACGTTTTCGAGGAGCGACTTCCACCTTCCAAAACAATTCCCCGAACTTGTTTATCATTAAGCGCGTTCCATAATTTGCGAAAAACTCTCGTTCCGTCAATTGTCATTCTTTTTTTTCATACAAACCTGACAAACCTTACCGCCTCGAAGGTAGTCCTTTCTCCAAACGTGAGCGCAGTTAGTCATTCTTTGGCTCGTGAATAATAACTTCAATCTTCTCAGGCTTACCACCGTTCACCGTTTGCTCAACCTCCTCTTTTGGCTTACCGTAGACTCTATCGAACAGAACGTCTAAGATGTGAATGCTTCCTTTCTTAAAGTCTCTTTGTGCCTTGTTCGCAATTAGCGCAATCCAAAACGGCAGCTCGTCATTTTTAGACAATTCAATCAGTTGACTGCGTGTTTTGCCTAAAATATTTTTAATGATGTCCTGAGTCTGCGACTTGGATAGTTTAAGGTTGTGTTCTTCTAAGAAGTGTTCCCTTAGAACCGTCTCAATCTTCTTCGGTCGTCCGCTAGGGTTGCCGCTTTGTCCTTTCTTAAACGGCTTTAAATTATCGTCCTTTGCCATTGTTATCTCTCTGTTTAAGTTACTTTCCGCAATACGGACAAGTCTCTTTTTCTTTGGTTGCCTTCGGCTCTTCTTCTGTCTCCTCTTCGGGTTGCCACGTATCAAGCCCCCAAGCGTTTAAATCTTCAGTCTCCCAAGTATTCGCGAGTTCATCCCAATCCCACTCACCAAAGCCTACGTTGTCTTTAATGATAAACTCTCTTTGTTTTTCTTCGCTCCAGTCCACAACCTTAACGGGGACTTCAGTCCATCCAGCTTCTTGCATTGCCTTGAGCCGCATATTACCACCAAGCGCAACCATTTCTTGATTGACTACAATCGGTCGAGCGTTAGCCATTTCGGGAAAGTCCTTCAGGCTTTGAACTAGCTTCTTAAACTTCTCCTCCTTAATGTATCTCGGGTTATCCGAGTTTGGTATAACTTTACTTATTGCTATAAACTCCATTCTTATAGTTTGAAAGTGCTTCTTGTGATGTCTTGCCTGACGATTTCTTGCAAGGTTCTCCGCTCCAGTAGGCATCTGCTACGTCTCGGCTAAAACAGTAGAAGTCCATCGTGTAAGTGTTTTGGGTTATATAAAGCCCGTAGTTCTCGTGGTTCTCGTTCTGTTTCATTTTTTCTTTCTTCTCTTTGGCTTGTTCGCTTCGTAATAATTTAGAAGCGCAACGCTCATAATCTGCGGACTCCTTCCGCAACTGAAGCAAACCTTCGCCTTCGGGTCGATGTAAGACCAAGCCTCTTGATACAATGCTTGTTCTTCCCTTGTTATCCGTCCAGCGAATTGCGAAGCCTTCATTTTACTGAGTGCCTCGTGCCGTTCTTTTATAATAGCAAAACTT